TCACTTGGTCAAAGGCTAAATCACTAGCAATCACTGTTTTCACAACCTCGTCAGGAGTAAGGCTAGGCACACGAAAATCACAAGCATTGCCAGTACGATGCTGGCTGGAATCTTTGCTTCCCACAGCGTCATTGACTTGCTTGCATCTGAACGCAGAATTAACCATGATAGGCTTGCCGCCAAGAACAGTTTTAACTTGCTCCAAAAAGACTGCAAGACGCATAAGATTTGCTTTTTCAAGTTCGTTAGGTTCATTGTCAAACTCCCGATGTTCGGTGATTGTTAACTCTTCTAGAGTAAAGTTTTTAGTAAGAACAGTCATTTTGTTGGCGTACTCTTGTGTAGTAAGTCATCTTTAGCTTGGCTACCAGCAGAAGACCCAAAATAAAAAGCAATAATCCCTGTCCAAGCAGTGCCTAGACTACCCAACATCAACATCAGAGCTTCACTCGTTCTGAATGTTTCCATCATCATACCCACTAGAATTCCAAAAAAACCCACCGTGACGAGAATAGCGAGGGCTGGGGGGATAAAACTTCTAGTAGTGGCTTGGAGTTCTCTGGCAGACTTTCTATCGTCTACAGCCAGTTTAGCAAAGTCTAGTCCTAGTTCTTGTGCACGAGCTTTCAATCCTAGTTCGGCTTGCTGAATAGATGCTATTTGGTCGGCAGAGAGTTTGCCAGACTGTATGGTTTCCTCTACTTTACTAGGGTCTATACCTAGAGCAGAGGAGACAGCATTGACAGCAAGACCAGCTAGTGGACCACCAAGAGCTGTGGCTATCGTAGGAGCAATTGACTTTAACCAATCCATTACTTACTCTCCAAATGATACTTAGACTTCTGATATTCTATGTGGACATAATACATAAGTGCAACAAATTCCAACAGCAATATCAGCACTGCTCCAACAATAACAGCTCGGTACTGGTATTTATCAAAGAGAGCTTTCCTTTTTCGGATAGCCTCTTGAGCAGCTTTTTTGCTTCTCGCTCGACCGCCTCTTGTTCCTTTTTAAGACGCAACCTTTCTTTCTCAAAATCACCCCAGATACCTCCCCACCCAGGGGTTTGGTAAATCATAAATTCTCGGAGTTCTTTTTCTTGTTCTGCCAACTGCCTGACACGCATAATGTTGTCAAAGGCTTGTTTGTTCAGGCTCACCCCTTTAGGTGGGGGCTTTTTCTTAGCCTCTTCTGTGGCTATTTCTAATACTTCTTTAGCCTCTAAAAAAGCACCTATGTGACCAGACACTTCACCAGTAATCTCGGTCACATCGGCTGCTACAGACTTAGCTTCCTTGTAAAGGTCAACGCACTTCCTGACCCCTGCAATTGCTGCCTGAGCCATTGCAAATGCAGAAATCGGGTCAATCAATATCCCTCGCCTGGTGTAAAGTAAGCTTCAGACGCACCTTCACCAATAAAAGCTATATACAAAGGTGTACTAGGACTGAACTGATAAGGCACAGTGTAGACTTTAACCGTAGCAGGTACAGACACCAAAGCGTATTGAGGAGATGCGTTGGCAGGGGCTGTAACCGTCACACTGGCATTAGAACTCAGCGTAAAGTAAACAGGTTGACCAGTAGCACCAGAAGGCTGATGGTTAGCCACGCACAATTGATTACAAGGACCGTCAGGAGTAATAGTCAAGGTTTGACTAGAAGTTGTGACGTTAGCCTTGTAGGTCTTGCCCATAGGCTGAAAAGGAATATTATTTGCCATTTCAGTAAACCTTTCCACCGCCACCAGATGTTGGTGACTTCTTAGTGTTGTACACAGGCGTATCTGAAAAATCAAACACGGCTCTAAAACCACCTTTAGGCAGAGTGCCTGGTTGCCATCTCTCCATGTCCCTAGAACCGTCTCTAGGTAATTGAGGACGGGTAGACTTGGCTATCTGTTGGTTAACCTCAGATGGACGCTGATGGTTTGAATTAGCCATGTGGCTATTCTCAAACTTAGCACTAGGCATCATCGGATTGCTTCTGTTGTTGCTTGGCATGACTTCTCTCCTTGGTTTGTACCACTAGGTAACTGAATACTACGAATATAGCAAGAGTCGCTACTCTTGTCCAATCCCCTGCCCACATCGTATAACAAGCTAGACCGCACGACATAGCCAGAGCCAATATCGTGATGAGCCTGTCTGATATGACCTCTAACGCCAGTCTGATAAATGCAATGATTGATGCGTCCATGATTACCCTCAAAAGTTAATGAAGTAATCATATTATCACATCTACTCATCACCGTCATCATCTATAAAACCAGCACCCCAAGCGGAATCATCGTCCTTCATCTTGAGAGCCTCTAGCTTTAAAGCCCTGTCTATCACCCTCATCTTGTCCACAATGGTTGCTGCCTGGTCAAGCATGACCTCTTGCATGAGCTTGTTGATAGCTTTCTCTAGCTCTGGGTTGATACCCTTTTCTTTCTTTTTGGTCATTATTCATCTCCCAATCTTGCCAGTCCTGGACCTGCATAACCAATTAAAGCGTTTCTCAATAAACGCTGTGTCATGCTAACTTTTGTTCTAACATCTACAGGGGCAACAAAAACATCTTTCAATTTAGTTTCAATACCATTTGCTGTTTTGGTATCTAACAAGCCATTACGAACAAGTCGCTCGTTAATGTATTTAATATCTTTAATGACAGACCCAAGGTTTGCACCAGTATCACCCACCTTATCGGCAATAACCTGGCTAAACGCTTCAGCAAAATTTTTCTTTCCTTCAGAAGTCGCAGAAATAATTTTGGCAGTTTCAGCCAACTCTTTCTCGTTTTCAGAATTGATTAAATTACGCACACGAGCTGGTCCTGACTTGTCACCAGCAGTAATCAAATCAGCCGTTTTTTGAGCTTCTGTACGTATATCTTTAGCTTGAGTTAGCAAAGGTTCAGTTATTGCTTTAGCCTCTTTGGTGGCTTCTGGTACTTGTTTGGCAGCAACCGCCTTTTCACCCCTTAAACCTTTTGCACCTAATTTGATTCTTTGTTCTGCTAGTTTTTGAGCTTGTTTCTCAGCTTCAGTTAGAACTTTAGTAACACCTTGCTCTGCTTTAATAGGCAAAGACTGCATTTCTGTACCTAATGCTTTTGACAAAGAACCACGAGCTTGACCAAACTTTTCTGCTCTGGCTAGTTTTTCATAGTATTGCTCAACCTTGGTTTTAAGCTCAGATAAAGATGGGTGACTTAAAAAATCACTGTTCTTGGCATTTTGTAAAAAGTCACGTACACCCTTGGCGTCTTTATTTTTAAGATTATTGACAACATAATCTGCTGCTGTCTTCTTAACCAATGACTCATCACCAGTCAAAGAAATAAGCTGTTCAACACCTGTTCTATTACCAAAGAAACGAGTGCCCAATTCAGCAGGTGCTTTTGCAGTCTGAGTTGTACCTTCTTCTATGCTAGTCAACAAACGACCTGCTTTGGTATCAAACTGCTCTAAATTCTTAGAAGCGTCAGACCAATTTTTTTGCAAAGCTTTTTGTTCGGCAGCACCCACATACTCTTGTTGCAACCTAGAGAGCAATTCATATACATTTTGTTCTTTTACGCCCTTAACCGCACCATAACCTTCAATTGGGTTTTTGAATATTTCACCAACAAACCGCCTTGCATCATCAACAGCTTCAAATGAAGAATTAAATTTTCTGATGTATGTTGGTTGTCCATCTGGTGTTTTTGATGGAATTTCTTGTACGTTATAACCTAGCTTTCTAGCAATTTGTGCTTGCTCTGGATTTAATTCATAAGTCTTACTAATAATAGAATCACGAATACGTTTATAGAAAGACAATACTCCTGGGTCTGTATTCTTTAAAATGGTAGGACTTGTAGCAACATCAAATGGTTTTGTTAACGCATCTATCTCTTTATAAGTTGGCATTGCTTCAACAGTAACACCCTTAGACTCGTTTGCCTTAACAATATTTTGTTGAGCTTTTCTTAAATCTTTATCAAGGGCATCCCTGTCTTTAATAAAATCTTGTTGTTTTTCAATTGTTTTCTTTTGTACAGGTTCAAATATGTCCGTTAATTCTTTATCTTGACCTATTTGTTTAATTTCACCTTTGGCTTTTTGAGTTTCTTGTTCTGTCTTGGTTGTCAATCTACCAGACTTAGAACGCAATTCAACTGCTTGTTTTTTGGCATTATCTAGTATTTGTTTGGCTTGGCTTTGACCTTGTTGCAAAGCATTGTTTGCTTCTATTTCAGCAATTTGACGAACTGATGGACTTTGAGATAAAGCATTTTGACGAATACGTTTTGCTTTATCTTGAGCATCTCTAATCATCAAATCATATTGTAATTGAGCATTGCCTTCTAATTCTAAAGCTTGCATTTCTGCTGTTTGGGTAACTCTTTGAGCACCCTGTTTTAGCATATTTGATATTTCTTTTTCGGCTTCTATACTTGGTTTACCGCCTCGAATATCCTCAACTTTTCTCTTGATAAAGTCTTTTTGGGTTTCAGTTAAAGTGCCAGGCTTGATGCCTTCTTCTTGTAAGAGTTGACCAACAGTCTTAGCCGTACCCATACCAGGTACACCCACTTTGCCCAAAAGTGTTCCAACTAATCGACCAGTCTTACTGCCCAATGCCTGTACAGGAACTGGTCCTAATGTCGCACCCAATAATCTACCCAATTCAGCCGATACACCTGGACCATATTGAGACTCAACAGCTTGACCCGT